TTAGAATTTTGAAAGAAGACAATTAAATAAGATTTAATCTAAAATTATTTATAAAATGAAGTAAATGATTTATATTTTGATAAATCATTTATATCTCAGAGAAGATATTATTTTATAACTAAAATTTTATAATAATTTTTGAATAAATCAAAAAGAATATTATTTTATTAAATGATTTATTAAATGATTTATTAAATATAAATGATTTAATATAAATTATATTAATTTTAAAGAAAATAATTCATATTTGATTTAATGAATTTCGCAAAATTTAAATTTACCATTAAAGATATTAAATGATTTAATAATTATAAATGATTTATTAATAAATATGAAAATAATACAAATCCTCAAAAATATTTTTGAATTTAATTAAATTAATATAAATAATTTCAAAATAATTAAATGAATATTTTTGATTTAATAACATTCTATTATTTTTTATGAATTTCGTCAATTTGGAATATTTCTAAATAATTTTATATAAAACAATTAAATCATTTATGATTTAATATTTTGATATTAATTTATTTATTTTTGAACTATTTTCTTAAAACCATTCACTTTTATATCAAAAACTTAATTTTAATAAAACTCGATTTTCCATAAATCCAATTTTTAAAAATGTACTTTTTCAATAGAAGCTAAAATTTTAATTACTGCTTCTGTAATAAAACTTAAATTTTTGATGAATATTTTTTCACAAAATCTAAAATCTCAATTAGTGCTTTTTCAATAAAACCTAAATTTTTAATTAGTCTTTTTTTGTTAAAACCAAAAATTTTAATTAATATTTTTATAATAAATCCAAAATAACGATTTATGTTTTTTATTAAAACCTAAAATTTAAATGATTGTTTTCGTACTGAATTCGATTTTTTCAAAAAAAACTTATTTGCTTTATTTATTATGCTTTTATTATAAAAACTAAAATTTCGAATGTCACTTTTTTAATAAATCCAAATTTTTAAAACAGATTTCATATTAAAATCTTTTTTTTAACATAAAAATTTTTGAAAAATATAATTCACTTTCTTATTACTTTCATAGTAAAACTAGTTTTAGAAATTGTTATTTCTGGATGATTTCAAACTAAAATCTATTAAATTTTTGAGATAATTTTGAAATAATTTTTTATAATTATTTTGAAATAATTTTGAAAAGATATGTTTCTTTGCAATTATGAAATTAAGGAATATTTACCTATAAAAAAATATTTAATAGTTTTATAAAAATTGCTAAAAATGTTAACATTTTTTAAATCTTGGATTTATTCCAGAGTTTAAGATATATATCGATTTTATTAGATATTTTTTAAAATTTTTACAATTTGAAAATTATTTTTGAAAATAGAGTTTACAAAAATATTAAAAAGAGATTTTATTAAAATTATTTTGTCAAAACTATTTTTTAAAAATCTTAATTAAAAAAATAATTTTTATATCAAAATTTTATTTTCAGAAAGAATTGTAAGAATTTTGTTTAAAAATATTATAATATTAAATTTTGAGTAAGAGTTCCATAAAATATTTATTTTGGATATAAATTAAAAAAATATTGTTATGTTATCAAAATTATGGATAAAATCCCAGAAAATGAAATTATTTTATATTTTTTATTATTTTATTTAATAAAGCTATTTTTTGTTTAAAACTAATTTTTAATAAGTGCTTTTTTATTAAAACCTAAAATTTTAAATGATATTTTTATATAAAAACCATTTTTTAAAATAGTGCTTCCAATTTAAATTTAGTTTTTCGAAATATTACTTTCATGATAAAACCATTTTTTCATGGTTGTTTTTTTTGCTAAAATATAAATTTGAAGAAAGTACTTTCTCAATGAAATATAATTTTGTTATAATTGCTTTTTGAATAAAATCCAAAATTTTGAGAAATGAATTTATAAAATTCAAGAACTTTCAACAAAAACATGAAAATTAAATAGTAAAATCCATATAAATATAGTTGTTTTAATTCAAAATATCCATATTTTATTATAAATTTTCTTCTTTATTTCATGTTTTAGTTAAAATTATTATAAAATATGAAATTTCATTGAGATTTTATATTATTCTTTGAATAAATGTAACAAATATTTTGGGCGGGAAATGAAATTTCATTTAAATTTAGCTGTTGAATTATCGCGGATATCCGCTATAATTTTAGATAAAATAGTGCTATCTTCGTAAAAAATTGAATTTGATCTAAAAGTATTTATATATAAAATAGTAAAAAAAATAATTGATGATTAAAATTTATAACGTAAAGCATTATCTGGAATATTAGTTAATAAGATCTTTGGAAAAAATTATTTAAATGTATTTTGATTAATTAAATGATTTATAAATTTAAATAATTATTAAAAATAATTATTAAAAATAAATATCAATTTTATAAACAATTTTCAAATTATGATTTAAAAATATCATATTTAAATATAAATCATTTAAAATATGTTTAAATGATTTATAGATGAATTATTTTGTAAAATAAATAATCAAATAAATATATTATCGATAAAAAATAATTTGTAAATACTTTAAAATTATAAATGATTTATGAATTTAATTTTTATATAAATGATTTTATTCATAAATAAAAAGTTTAATATTATATTTTTTTTGATATTATTAAGAATTCTTCTTCTTCATCTTCTTCATCTTCGATAAATGATTTCGAAGATGTACTTTTCTTATCTTCATTAGATTCAGTAAATAATATTTCTTCTTTCATATTTATATGTGTTTTGTTTGACGATGATGCTGTTGATGATATTGATGATGATTTTGATGATTGAATGTTTTTGAATGAATTTACATATTTTTCATATTCTTCAATTGTTAATTGATCTATTTGTTCTGATTCTAGATGAGATAAATTTGGTGGAAGAGGAAGTTTTGTATTAAATTGTTTTGGTTCAATTTTTTCTGGTTCTAGTGTTCTTCCTGTTGCTTTTTCATAACAAGTTACAAAAGATGGTATTAATGTTGATAATTTGTTATATTTAAAATAAGCTATTATTTCTTCTGGTTTCCAATGAAATTCTTTTGGTATTTTTATATAATCAAATAATTTTGGATATTTTGCATAACTATAAAATTCTCTTCTTGGTGTATAAGGATCAAATTCTTCAGGAACTTGAAATGGATTTTTTCTTTTCTTTGTATGATTTTCTTTTAATTTATTTTCAATTATATTTTCGATTGTATTATGTTCTTTAATTTGTTCTATAGATGTTTGAAATGCAAATCCACGAAGTTTTACGCCATTATTAAAATCATTTCCACATAATATACAAATTTCAATCATTTTATCTAAATCAATTTCTAATCCTTTCATAATTTCTTGACAATCATAAATTCTCATACAAGATTCTTTTTTTTCAGATCCCCAATTTCGAATAACTCTTTTTGCACCAAATGGAAAAGAATCAGAATCTTCAGTAACAACTGCATATCCTAAATCTAATCTATTCATCATGGAGCATAATGCTTCACCTTCTCCATGTCCTCTTAAAACCCAACAACCCATTCTTTCCAACAAAAAGTAAACCATACCAACATCATCATCAGATACAGTAACTTTTGAATCTATTTTTTTACTTAATGATTCTTCCATTGTCATTAATGATTCTATATTTTCTTCACTTATTTCCAATCCAGAATCTAAAACTTCTTGTGCAGTAAATTCAATCGGTAAATCTAAATCTTTTTTTTTCTTTTTAAGCCATTCTTGGGCATCTTTAATATCTTCTTCTGTCTTTAATCTTTGTTCTTTTCTTTTTAAATTTACAAATAATTTAGATTTTGGTGGTAATCCATCCATAATAAAAATTGGGATTATATTATTTTTTAAACATTCTTCAACAATTGAAATAAATATTCTCAAATATGATGCAACACCTTTGTTACCGAATTTTACACGATAAATTAATCCTTTTGTATCAAACAAAAGAGTTTTATCTTTAAAATCTTCAATTCTACATTTTTTATATGCTTTTTCATCCAAATTTTCATGAACATAAGACCATAATTTTGTAATTCCCATTATAATTCTTTAAAATTAAAATTATAATAATTATTTTTTATTAAAAAAAAAATAAGACTAAATTGGATTTAAAAAATTTATTTATATATTCTAAAAAAACAATATTTTATTTAAAAAAATAAATAAAATAATATTAATTTGATTGAAAAAAATGCTTACCTAAATTTTAAATAAAATAATCTCAAATAAATTTCTTAATGATTGAATTTCTTTTACATTGGAGGACACCAATTAATTGCATCTGATGAATCTGAAAAAAAATGAATACCATAAAATTGTTGAGATGGTTGAGTATCATCACCATAATTTTGATAAGACCAATTTTGCGCATTATATGTAAAAGTTTCATTTGCCCATGGATGAGCAGAACTAACAGCTAATCCTGGAAATGGTTCAACGCTTGGCATATTATTTCTTTGTTGAACTCTTGCTATTTTCACAATACTTTCAACATAACATTGATTTGTTCTTTTTTGTGGGGCACACCATTCAAAAATTTCACTTCTAATTTCAGCAGTTGAAGGAATACGTAAAGTTGCTAAACATTCAGAAATAGTTCCATCTGAATTATTTGAATAAACTTTTTTATATCCATATGTATAATTTGTTGGTGGAGAGTTTAATGTAATTGGTCTAATAGCAGCAGTATATGGAATAGCTGTTGTAGGTGTTGAAATTAATGTAACAACAACATCATTAAAATCATTATCACAAGAAGGATTTTGACGATCCATATCTTCAACAGATGCATAAATAATATTTGGATTAACACTAGATTGTATTGAAACAAAATGAGGTTGTAAAGATGTAACAGTTTCAGGATTCCATGCAGAAATACTAAAAAACTTTTCACCTCCACTAGATACGCAAGTTCCATTCCATCCATTGGAAACAAACATTAATCCAATACTTTGACCAGAAGTAAAATCATATGAATTGGGTGTAGCATACCAATATGTATTTGTTGGATCTTTTTGTGTTGTCCATGATGAAGGTAAAGCAACTGTATCTCCAGAAGCTAATGCATTATTATTAAATGATGCATCAGGAAAAACAATCATCAAATCACCAAGATCATATGGACTTGTTGGTGGATTCGCAGTATCATAAATAAAATATCCAAATGAATTCAAATAACCAGCACCTTCATATAAAAATGTCATATTAACATTACAATCTTGAATTAAATCATATGTAATATTGGCTTTAATCCATTCAGGATGATATAATGTTAAATTACGTCTTTCGGGTAATAATTGTAAAAGTTCAGTTTCTAAGGGTGAAGTATTAGACATAAATATTGATGCTCCCCCACTTGGATTAACATTAACATATGGAGATTTTCCAACAGAATTTGGTTTACCTAATAAAACTAATCTAACCATCTTATTTTAAAAATTAATAAAAGAAATAAAAACTTTTTATAATTTTAAACGCGAATCTACTCTTTAATACAATAATATTTTATTAAATTCCCTAAACAAAATTTCAGCTTTAAAAAATAAAGATTTATTGATAAAAAATTACAAAAAACAATTATAAATTTTTTTTACTTTGGAGGACTAAATCCATATGCTAAATGAGAAATCTTAAAAAAATGGATACCATACAATACATTTTTAGGATCTTCATCAGATCCATAATCTTGATAAACCCAATCTTCTGATTTATATTTAAAACTAGGTTGAACCCATGAATGACCTTGATCAACATATATACCTACATTTTCTTCGATTGGATGCATATTAAACCTTTGTTGATATCTTGGTAAAATTGTTATACTTTCTACATATGCTTTATTTGTTCTATGTCTTAAACTTTGTGCATCATAAATATTTGTTCTTATTTCTGCATCTTCTGGTATTCTTAATGTCGCTATACATTCAGAAATAGTATCATCTTTATTTTTATGATAAACTTTTTTATAACCATAAATATAATTTTTTGTTGGTGGATTATTTTTTAAAGTTGGTTTTATAGCATTATCATATGGAACTAATTCATTTAAATTATAATCTTCATTTTTAAATCTAAATCCAAAAATTAAACTATTAAATGAATAAAAACTATTTACCCAATATCTTATATTATCTTCCAAACAAATATAAATTAAATTTGGATCAATAAAAGATTTTAAAGACAAATAATAAATTTGTTCTTTTAAATTTTCTATATTTTCTATATTTTCTATTGTTGTAATTGAGTGATTATTATTCCATTTTGAATTACTAAATAAAATATCATTTGTATTAGAGATTTTAGATCCATTCCATCCATTTGGAATTAGAACAAATCCAATGGATTTTCCTTTTTTAAATATAAACGATTTAGGTTCAATAATTAAAATTTCTTTATTTTCGATTATATTATATTCCGAAACTAATGAAATTGTATCTCCAGAATTTAATGCAGAATTTGGAAAAGGAAAAATTAAATCATTTATATCATTTGTTGATTCTGGTGGATTTTTAGTATCATAAATGAAATATCCAAATGAATCTTTTTTAATTGTATTTTTACATATAAATGTAATATTTATAGATATATCTTGTAAAAAATCATAATGAATCTGATTTTTTAACCAATTTGGATTTTTTTCAAATACATTTCCATTTCTTGGTAAGAATTGATATATTTCATCAATATATTTCTTAGTTCCTGATAAAAAATTTGATTTATCTTCGAAAACATTCAAATATTCTGAATTACCTGAAAAAGATTTTGGTTTACCAAGATATAAAATTTTAACCATTATTTTAAATCTTTATGATATCTTCTCTACTCTTTCAACCTATATAAAAATTAAAAAAATTCCCTCATCAAAATTTATAAAAAAATCACAAAAGTTTGAAAAAACTAAAAAAAAATTTTATTTCTTAAAAAATATATTAAAAACAAATTTAATGAACAATGTCATTATTTTGATTAATTAAAATCAAAATCAAATTCTTTTAAAATGATAAAAGATAATTACTCTCTTCGAGAGCTGTTGTAATGCAACTACCTTAAACAGGGGGATTAAAATGTATAGCATCGAAAGCACTAAGGAAATAATTAATACCATACATTTCTTGACCAGAGATAGCATCATCTCCGAATTGTTGATAAACCCAAGAATTTAATGTATAAACAAAATCAGGGTTAGTCCATGAATGTGCTGAAGATACACTAGCACCTGGATTAGGTTCAACACTTGGCATATTAAATCTTTGTTGAATTCTTGGAAGTATTATAATACTTGAAACAAAACATTGATCTGTTCTAGATTTGTTTGTACATGCTGGAGCAACATTTGATCTTATTTCAGCAGTTGGTGGTATCAATAAAGTTGCTAAACATTCAGAGATTGTTCCATCTGAATTATTGGAATAAATTTTCTTATATCCAATAGTATAATTTATTGGATTAGGAGCTTGAGGAGAAGCTGGTACACAACAAGTATATTGAAAAGATCCAGTGGGAGTAACATTTAAAGCAATGTTTACATCAGCAAAAGATTGATCACAATCGGGTGAATCTCTCCACGTATCTTCAACACCAACATAAATGAGATTAGTATTAACAGATGATTGCAATGAAACAAAATGGGCTTTGTTTGCATTAGATTCTCCATTCCATGATGCAATACTCCAGAATTTCAATCCACCAGTTTGAATTTGAGTTCCAGTCCATCCGTTATCAACAATAAGAATACCTATACTTTTACCTTTTGGGAAAGAATAAGAGGTTGGAGTGGCAATATAAAAAGTATTTGTTGGATCCCATGAAGTAGTCCATTCAGAAGCAAGAGCAATTGTATCTCCAGCATTTAATGCACCTCCTAGTCCTGATGCATTTGCGCAAGGAAATGGAAATACTAGATCACCTAAATCTAAGGGGGAAGCTGGGGGATTTATGGTATCATAAATAAAATATCCCCAAGAATTTTGAAAAGATGCAGCACCATTAATATATGTAGCAGTTAATCCAGCAATTTCTAAAAAATCATAAGTTACCTGATTAGTTATCCATGAAGGATGTGCAGTAACTAAACTTTGTCCAGGTGGAAGTAGTGTATTAATTTCAGTAACTAATGCAGATCCATTAGAAAGTGCAAGAGATGCACCTCCTGTTGGATTCACATTCATTAATGAAGAGCGTCCACTAGAATCTGGAGTACCTAAACAAACGATTCGAGAAACTGGTGACATTATTAATAATTTCTCCTTTTTTTGAACGCCGATCTACTCTATATAACTAAATAAAAAATTCCCATTAGTTTAATTAATTCCCTTAAATCTTATTAAAATGAAAAAAATGTATTTGGGAATTATTTTAAAATTTTATATAAATAGATCAAATTTATTATTAGGTAAGTGTTAAGAAAAAAATTTACATTAATTTATATGGATATTTTAAATATTCATAAAACTAAAAATTCTATTGATGGTATTTGGAAAGAATTACCAATAGAATTGTGGAGTTCAATATTTTCAAAATTAAATGAAAAAGATCGTAATAATTGTTCATTGAGTTGCAAATATTTGAATTATATATTATTTTATAATAATCATTTTACAAATCCATCAAGAAGAAATCAAATTATTTCAAAACGAACAATAAATAATAGATTTCGACATTTAAGAATAATTTCATGTAAAACAACAATAATATGTATTATATTAATAGCATTAAGTTTAATAGGTATATGTATTTTTGCTTATGTAAATTTAAATTATCCTTCATCTTTGGTTAAAAACATTGTTACTTCATTTATTGTTTTTTTAATTTTATTTATTTTTCTTCTTTTTGTTTCATTATTTATTCATTTATTATTATGGAGATAATCACATCTCCATTTATTCATTTATTAATTTATTAGTTTATTAATTATATATTTATGGTATAAATATTCAAAATTTTATTAGGTTTTTATTGGAATTGTAATAGAGAAATATATTTTAAAAAAAAAGCAAAAAAATATTATTAATGGAATTATCAATTTATCGTAAAAAAGATAAAAAAGAAAAGCAAATTTTAAAAGCTTCAAGACCATTTATGAAAAATGAATTTTTTAATAATGGACTTTCAATTGAAAAATATGAAATTGATTTATTAAAAGGTGCAGATGATTTTGTAATATATTTATGTTGTTTTAATGAAGATAGTTGTAATAGATGCCAAAAATATGTTAATTTTCAACCTTATTTTAAAACTCATGAATTAAAACAAACTGAATATTTTGAAAATGAATTATTTTTTTATTTAATGGATAATAAACAAGAATGGAAAGATAAAAGATTTATTGGAACTTTATCACACATTTTTGAACAAAAAATGGGATATATGGATTTTAAATATGTTGTGGATAGATTTCCATCTCACGATTTTATTTATTTTATTGGTGGTCCTGGAACAGTTTATACACAAGGTTCATCATATACTCATCCTAATTTATTTATTATATTAGAGAAAACCTTGGATTATATGAAATTACCAAGAAGTTATTTAACTGATACATCACATATTGTTTATTGTAATTATTGTTTATTTAAACCATGGGTATTAGAAAAATATTTATCATTTTTATATGAAGTAAAAAGATTTTGGACATTATCAAAAGAAATGCAGGATTTATTATGGCAAGATGCTACATATAATCAATCAAAATTATCAAAAGAAGATTTAATTAGAAAATTTGGCGTACCATATTATCCTCATTTTTGCTTTGTTTTAGAAAGATTAATAGGTATATATGTTTCACACTTACCAAATATATCCATTGGTTTAATAACACCATGGACATTAAGAAGCAATTAAATATTATTTTCATTTAATAAATCTTTTATTTAATAAATTTTGTCTTTTCTTTTGTAATTGATAAATTTCATATAAATCATCTATCCAAATTTTTGAAACTTTAATTTCTTGAGAAATCGTATCTATATTCCAAAAAGATTTTCCATTTTTAGTTTTTTCAAATGGATCATAACACTTTCTTATAAATAATTTATAAACACTTTCATTTTCTTCAAATCTAATTAATATGTAATATGGATCTGATATATATAATTCTTGCATATTGATCAAATTATTTTTATCCTTATCAAAAACAACTAATCTTGCATCAATTTTTTCATTTTTATGTGCAAAATCAAGAAAATCATCCAAATCCTCAATTTCAATATCCATATTAATTTTTAAATAATTATTAAATTCTAATTTATTATTATTATTTAATTCATTTAAATCATTTAAATCATTTAATATTATAAAATAGGAAACAATATTAAAAAATGTTTATTCGATCTCTTTGTCACAATAAAATATCAATTATAAAAAATGAAATATTAAATAATAAAAATAGTCATAATCTAGAAATTTTTGTAGATGATTATTTAAATCCAAAAATGAAAATAAAAACATTCAAAAAACCTACAAAAAAATATTTAATCAATAATTACGTAGCAATAACTTCTTTCAAAAGTAAATCATTTAAAAACTATAAATCATTTAAAAACTATAAATCATTTAAAAATAAAATAAAAGACAAAAATTGTCTTGAAAATACTTTTTATTTAACAATATTTAGTGCATCTATTTTTTCAATAATATTCAATGTATTTATAAAATAATTTAATAAATCATTTATATACTTTAAATCATTTATATTCAAATTAAGAAAAAATATTTAAGATAATTCATTTTCAATTATAAATT